AGACTATCTGTTAAAGGTGGCGGTTGTGCTGGTTTTAATTATGATTGGTCATTTACAGATGAAGAACAAAGGGAAGATATTGTTATTGATGATATGTTAGTTGTAGATAGAATTAACGAATTGTATTTAACAGGTATGGAATTAGATTACACTTATGATGATTTTGAAAGTGCCTTTGTATTTAATAATCCCAAAGCTACTTCATCTTGTGGTTGTGGCACTTCTTTCAGCGTGTAAGTTTTATTAAAGTTTTGTTACATTCTCTTTTTAGCGGTTAAATACCTATAGTCTTAACCAACTAAAATAGGAGATAAGATGAGATTATTAGTAATCGCTTTTATAATGTCTTTGATGACAATAACAGCACAAGCAAGAGACCAGATTTCAATTGTAGGGTCTTCAACAGTATATCCATTTTCAACAGTCGTAGCAGAAAGATTTGGTAAGGAAGGATTTAACACACCTGTTATTGAATCAACAGGTACTGGTGGCGGTATGAAATTATTTTGTAAAGGCATAGGTACAGATACACCTGATATAACCAATGCTTCAAGAGCCATTAAACCAAAAGAAATAACATTATGTAAGAATAACGGTGTAACAGATATTTCACAAGTGATTGTGGGATTAGATGGTATTGCTATTATTCACTCGGCAGTAAATCAACCTGTAAATTTTACAGTAGAACAATTATGGCAGGCATTATCAGCAAAAGGTCCATTACCAGAGAAGTGGTCTGACATTGATAAAAGTTTACCAAATGTAAAAATTGGTGTATTAGTTCCACCACCAACTTCAGGCACAAGGGATGCTTTTAATAGTTTAGTGATGAGTAAAGGTTGTCCTAAAGAAATTAAAAGTGTTAACAAAAGAGATTGTGAATTATTAAGAGAAGATGGCGCTGCTATTGAGGCAGGTGAAAACGATACTTTGATTATTAATAAGGTTGTTGCTGAGCCTAGAAACTTTGGCATTTTAGGATACTCTTACTATGATAATAGTAGAGATAAATTAAAAGCAGCTACAATTAATAATATAACAATATCATTGGATACTATCCAAAATGGTTCTTATCCAATCAGTAGACCATTATTCTTTTATGTAAAAAATCAACACATTGGTGTAATACCAGGTATTGAAGAATACATTAAAGAGTTTACTTCAAAAAGAGCAATTGGTAGTAGAGGTTACTTAACTGACAGAGGGTTAGTACCACTTGTTAATCCACAAGAGGCAATTACACAAGTCAAGTAATTAACATGGTTGACGGATTGTAAATTTATCTTTACAGTCCGTTGACTCGATTTACAAAATAGCTGTAAATTCTGTAAACTTTAATGCCTAAGTATTTCCATGAACGAAGAAGAATTATACTTACAAGAGAAACACAACAAGGGCGTTACCATTAATGATGACGACCATGATTGGGGTGGATGTACTTCTACATACGAAGAAGAAGACGAAGAGTAGTGGTGCCTATCAAGGAGGCGAATTGGCCTGCCCTACAGGATTCGAACCTGTGACCTACTGCTTAGAAGGCAGTTGCTCTACCAACTGAGCTATACCCCAATATACTCTTTTACTTTATTTAAGTCAAGTTTATTTTCAATATAACCTAAAGAAGTGTTACATGGGTGACATAGTACACCTCTAACTTTGCCAGTATTATGGTCATGGTCAATATAACCACTATGAGTTTGGCGTCTGTTAAATAATACTACATCTTTCTTACACAACTTACATTTACCTTTTTGGTCTTTTAGTAATTTTATCATATCAGTTCTAGTCATGTTATATCTGTTCAAACCTATTCGACAAGTATTACACGCTAGTCCTTTTTGAGTTTCTTTTAATTGTACTCCACAATGTTTACATTTTTTGGCCATATGTTTCTCCTTACTATAAGTATTTATAATAAAGTATCTCTTTAGTAAAGAGAAACATACTTAAATTGGCCTGCTCGGAGGGATTCGAACCCCCGACCTAGTGCTTAGAAGGCACTTGCTCTTATCCAGCTGAGCTAAGGGCAGATAATGTATTATGCAGGTTGTTTAGTTGATTGTCAAGCCTATTTTGTATAAATATTAAATATCGTTGGACATTAATTGTCGGAAGTAAGTATAGATTTATACTGAAGCAACGCACCTAACTTTAAAAAGGAGGGTGTTATGGAAAGACATACAAGACTACTAGAAAAACATAGGAAGTCACAAGACCTAAAGAAAAAAGAACAGTCTTTATTTACAGCCAGAAAAGAGGTTGATATAAACGGAAGTGGAACAACTGGTTACAGAGTGAAACACGGCCCACACAAAGGCAAAGTTCTAGGTCACATTACAACAAAATCCACAAATAATTGGTAGATAATAAAAACCCACCTAGACTTTATAGTTAATAGTTAAACAAAGAAAAATAGTCTAGGTGGGAAAACAACCCTTTAAGGGTAACTCTAAATTTTGTAATTATTTTCTTTCATCATTTAATGGTAGATGTTCAAGTTTCATTATTTTTGGAAAACATACCTTACACAAATCAATAGGTATAGGTCCTAGTTTTCCAATTAGTGTTATATCTTTATTGTGTGTAAAAGATTTTTTACAAACATTACATTTTCCTTTTTTCATCATATAAGTTTTACCAATATAACTACCTGAAGACATAGTATTGCAACTGGAATGATAGTTCTAATCAACTCCATTGTGTGGTTGTATTCATCTAGTTTTCTTTCTAGTTTATTTCTTTTGTTTTTCATTATACTGCCTCCAACATTGACATAGGTACTGTATAGATTCTACCAGCTATGTCAACAAGACATTTAGATTGGTTGATTTTAGTAATCGTACCAGGAGTTTTTTTAGTTTTTTGAACAACAAATACTTTTTGTCCTAAAGATAATGAAGCTTTAGCATTCATAACTTTAACATCATTAATAAAACTTGTTAAAGCATTAAGTTCAGATAAGTTCATTTTTTTAATTTCATTTTTTACATTTATCATAATATAGTCCTTTTGTTTATTTTAAGTAAAGAGGACCAGTCCAATTAATAGGGTAATTACCCTCTAAGACATTTCCTCTAGGTTGATTTAAAGCAGGTGCATTGTAACCAGCAGGTTTTAAAATGTCACCGATTTTAAAATGTTTAAAGTCAGTTTTACATATAAAAGCAAATACACCATTTTCACGGATAACTTTAATATATTTTTGACCTTCTTTAATTGTGATTGAATCATCCCACTTAGCAAGTTGTTCTGTTGCATAAGCTGACATATCAGTACCTTTGATAGACCATTTAGCATAGTCTTCTTTGGCACCATTCATCATATTTGTGATACCTTCTTTAATTGTCTTGGCAGTTTTATTTACAGTTGTCATAGTTTTTAGTCCTTTTGTTCTTGATTTAATATAGCCATTATACCACAAATAATCATCATTGGCAAGCTGAAAAAGAATAAAATCCAATTCTCTTGTCCCATGCAAGCACCTGAACAATCTTCAATTGAACCGGTAGCTAATATTGCGAATATTAGAAATAATATTGAAAAAATAGTTGTCATAGTGTTTTCTCCTTTTTTTTGTTTATATAAAGTCATAAGCATATTCGTTATTAGTAGTATTATACATCTTAACAGTTGTATTGTCAAGCATTTTCTCCAATACTTCTTTTAAATTTTGGGCTAATACATTTACAAAACCTGGTGTAAAAGTAACAAATAAAGAACCATATAACATTTCTGATTCAGTAGCGCCACTTGATTTTGCAGCTTTTAAAATTAATTCTTCTTCTCTTAACTTATTATAAGCTTCAATATCGTTAAGTGATTTTTGATGTAGTGTTACCATAGTGTTTTTTCCTTTGTTAGTGTTAATCATTAGTGTATATCCTATCATACTGGCCACGAAAGTCAAGCCATTAAATAAATTATTTTGTTCTGGTTTTGTACTGGTTTTAAGCTTGATTTTTTTTATCTTCTTTTGAATATTTACTAATATGTTTATCAACATCATTTGTTCTAAATGCATTTTGATATGATGAATAGATAGACGATATTTTTGCGTCTCTCGGAGCAAAAGATTGTTTAAAAGATTTACTTCTCTTAAAAGTTCTTATTGTATGTTTATATGTATAAGTAGGTTTTTTATATTCATATACTGGCATTTGTATTTTTAAGTCACTATTATACTTTATTTCAGTTACTTTGTCGTAGTCTTTTTTTGCAACATTTAATTTTTTTAATACTGTTAATAAAATGTCGTGTTTATTTACTTCTTTTTTCATAGTGTTTTCCTTTGTTAGTGTTTTTTTCATTATGTGTCCATTATACCATAGATAAATATAGAAAGCAAGCGTTATTTACGCTTTTTTTAAAAAAAATCATGCAAAAAACCCTTATAAATCAACACTTTTTTATTTTTTTTGTTCTAGTTTTGTTCTTTTTAGTGTCCGGCTGCTCTGGAAAAGTCAAAAATTGCGAATTTTCGCCAGATTTAGAACGAATCGGCGAATCAGCGTTAGAAAATCAGGAAAATTTGTCGGAAACTGAATTGCGAGCTGCCAAAATGCGTTGTGACTTCTAATATAAATAGTATTACATGAAAAACTGTCAAAATTGCGGACATGAGTGTCATTGTGGCATGACTTGTTATCAGGATTACAAAGATGGCGAAGGAAATGATATTACAATTGATTGTTGTAAGATTTGCCGACACGATTCGTATATTGACGAAGAAAAATATAATATAGAAAGTTAATAATGACAAAAATGAGAATATTTAAGTTTTGGAATGAAGCAGGTGACGAAAAAGAAAAAGAAGCGATAAGTTTAAAGAAGGCTATACGGTCGGTACAATCTGACTTTAAAGACAGAATGATAAGTGTTGAGTATATCAGTAAAAAAGGTAAAGAAATGTGTCATAGCATATTAATACCAATTGGTAGAAGAATAAGACAAGCAATCATATCAGAGAAAAAACGAGCAGAATTAAAAGCTAAAGGAAGATAAATGCCAGCAGTCAGTAGAGTAGGTTTAGACCAACATAATGGTCACGCTAGTCCTACACCTAGTCCGTTTCATCAAACTCCTTATGCAACAGGTTCGAGTAATGTATTTACCAATAGTGCAAAGACTGTAAGAGTTGGTGATACTACTTCATGTGGTGACCCAGCCACGGCAGGTAGTCCAAATGTTTTTGTCAATGGTATAAAAGTACATAGAAAAGGTGACGCAACAGGTGGTCATGGTTCATGGGTTGCAAATGCTTCAGCTTCTGGTTCTGGTAATGTTTTTGCAAACGGCTAGAAAAACCTTATAAATATTACCGATATGGCAATCTATGATTCACAAACACAAAGTAAAAGTACACGAAATTCCAGACCATTTAGGGATATTGACTTAGACTTTGATAGAAACACAATTACAAATGATGTAAATGTGGTAGAAGATGTTATAGCTGTTAAAAGGTCAGTTAGAAACCTAATTCAGACTAATTTCTACGAAAGACCTTTTCAACCAGAATTAGGTTGTGGTATAAGAGAGTTGTTATTTGAGCCTTTTACACCTATGACTAAAGTTTTTTTACAAAGAAAAATAGAAGAAGTTTTGATTAACTACGAACCAAGAATACAATTACAAAATGTTGCTGTTGATGATGACCAAGATAATAATAGATTAGTTGTTGATATTTATTTTTATGTTGTTGGTGTACCAGGTCCACAACAAGTATCAACATTTTTACAAAGGGTAAGATAATAGATGTCCAACCATAAATTAGTAGTGTCAGATTATGATTTTGACGCAATCAAAACAAATTTAAAATCCTTTTTACAAGGTCAAACTCAGTTTCAAGACTACGACTTTGAAGGTAGTTCTTTAAATATACTTTTAGATATTCTATCTTACAACACTCACTATCTTGCTTACTTAGCAAACATGTCAACTAACGAGTTATATCTTGATAGTGCTGACATAAGAAATAATATTGTATCATTAGCAAAGATGATTGGTTATACACCATCATCACCAAGAGCACCTTTA